CAATAATAGATTTGATTCAACAATCAGATCAAGAACTAATTCAAGAAACACACCAATAATTGTTGTGATGCAAAGACTTCACACTGAAGATTTAAGTGGTTATTTGATAGGAATTGAACCTGATGATTGGACTGTGTTATCTTTACCAGCAATCAAAGAAGATGGAAGTGCTTTGTGGTCATTTAAACACACAATTGAAGAACTTTTGAAACTACAATCAGCAAATGAATCAGTGTTCAAGCGTCAATATATGCAAAATCCAATTGCATCTGAAGGTTTGATGTTTGCAAAAGAAGATTTGAATTATTTTACTGATGAAAATGTTCAATGGAATGATGAAAAAGGTGAATCACTTGTTGAATCAACGGTTTCATTCGTTGATATAGCTGATAAAGGTGAAGATATGCATTCTGCACCATTTGGAAAATTGATTGAGAATCGAATATATATTTCAGATGTTTTATTCACCAAAGAAGGAACTGATTTGAATGTTCCAATGACAATAACAAAAATAAACGAATTGAAACCTGAATTTGTGCAAATTGAATCAAATTTTGGTGGTGGAATGTATATTCAGTTGATGCATATTCATCAAGAACCAAAAATGAACGGTGCAACTTCACTGATTCCATTGAATGCACGTGCAAACAAACACACAAGAATTCAAACAATGGCTGGATTTATAAAAAAATACTTTTATTTCAAAGAAGAATTTGATAAATCATCTGAATATGGTCAATTCATGAACAATCTTTGTGAATATCGCAAGAACGGTGGAAACAAACATGATGATGCACCTGATTCAATTGCTGGTCTTGCTAGAATGGTATTGAATTATTTTCCACATTTATTTGATGAAATATATCAAGATGTTTGATATATTTACAATCTAAAACAAAAAATCATGATCGAATTATCACTGAAAATTTCGCTTTTATCACTTGGATTCAGGGCAATCACTGGAAAAAACATGATCTTTTACTTCATGCGTGAATGGCTTGATAAAAAATCAGCTTATAAACAACGAATTCTTGATGAAATTGAAAAATGTGATGAAGGTATTGAAAAAATCAAATCAATTGATTCAAATGAATACACATCAAAAGCAATTGAAAATTTCATATTTGCAAAAACAATGCTTGAAGATCATACATTCAAAGGAACTAATATTCTTTTATACTGCATGAAACCAGTCATTCTTTGCAGTACGTGCATGGCATCAGTGCATTCTTTGATTTGGTTTCCTATACTCACCAATGAATTCACGTTTGATGTTGTTCCAGTGATGTTGATGGTTGCAATCATGAACACTTTCATTTGGTCACTGGTTGAAAAGATTCAGAAATAACACTTTCTTGAAAAAAAATCATCTTTTTTTGCATTTTATTGCAATTGAATGAAATGTTTTTTGTAGATTAGTAGAAATTATTAATTAAAACAAAAAAATCATGATAACAGTCAACAAAAATATCAGCACTACAAAAGTAGATGGTCATAGATACGTTTATTTGAGCATTGAAAATGGAATCTTGAAAATTAGAAATTTAGCTAATGAAACACTGCAAATTGATTTTAAAGCAATCAGAAAATTATTATCAGATGATCAAAATAATGGTATTATTATGATGAATAATTCTTTTGCAAGTGAATTCCTTGAAGATATGGTGAAATATTCTTGGCAACTTGGTGGTGCATTTTTTGAATCAAATTTTGATTGGATTTATGCAAAAGAGTTATCAATTAATGAAATTGAAAAAAGATTGAATAATCAAAAAAAAGTGGTTTTTATTCCAGTAAATCACAACACTTGTTCACGATGTTGTGGAACTGGCTATGTTGTTTTCAAGCACGTTCACAATGGTGTGTGTTTCAATTGTGATGGTGCTGGATTTGTAAAAATGAAACAAACTTCATAAAATGAATAAAACTGAAAAGATTGCACACTTCATGATGGTTATTGTCATGATGTGTGCATTGTTGTTTTTGGTGCTTTTTAGCATCACCAGTGTATCAAAACCAATTCTTGATGATGGTGTTCATTATCTTGATGATCCAATTGAACAACAAATGATTGATTTCATGCATTCGATGAAAAAAGCTGATTAAAATTGAATCATTTCATCAATTTCAGTTCTTGAATAACCAGCATTTATAAGTGTTTGAATCGCATTTGCTTTGTTGACAATAATTGATGATTCAGTTTGTTGATCACCTTGAAGTGATGCAACGTGATCAAATGACATTTCAAGACGTTCACCTTTTTCTTCTAAACCAAATTTTCGTGATAAACCAAATGCCAAATCATCACCTTCAGGAATGATTGTATCTTGATATGCTGATTTTTCACCTTCTTTTTGATTGTCAAATGTTGTTCCTTTTCCTAATGAAAAAAGTGCTTCATTCAATCCATATGCATCAATGATTTCACGTGTATCTTCATCAATTTCTTCAAAAAGCATCATGTCTTTTGTTGGGTATGACATAGGATTCCATTTCAAAGATGCTGAAGTCATGATGATTTTTCTTTGTTTGTCACTGATTCCATATGATTTTGTGAATTGTTGTTCAATTGATTTTCTTTCTTTTTCAGTCAATGGAAGTGCACCTGAAGTGTTCTTTGAATTATTTGTCAACATACCCAATGCGCCTTTTTCAGTCATTATGACATTTCTGAAACCATATGCTGATCTAATATTTGAAATAGGCATTTTCAACTGATGAAATGGTGACATTCCAACAACTGCATCATCAACATCTTGAATGTTACGGTGCAAAATTTGTGATGGATCAAAAGATTCAGAAAATGTTCCATCACCATTGATGTCAATTTTATATGATGTAATTATTTCATTCAGCTTTGTTTGTTGAAATATCTTACCAGTGCGCAAAACTTTTACATCTTTTGGTGATAAATTCCAAAGTGCACTTGGTATTTCAGCAAGTTTTGAACCTTTGAGAAAATAAATGAATGCATTTCCATAAACATCTTTCTGAATGCTTTGTTGAATTATCCATTCGTTTTGTGCTTGCACTGGATTTGGAAGTCTTAAAAATTTCACAATCGGTGAATCTTGAATCACTTCACCATTTTTTCCATAATGAATGAATTCACCGTTTGCAAGCATTGATGCTTTTCGATAAATAACTTTAAAAAGTTGTGGTGTTGTTCTATACAATTCACCTTCATTTCCATCAATTGAAACATATTGTGCAGTTTTATTGAATATGTTTATCAGATTTGGTGAAAGTTGTGGTGTTGTTGTGTGTCGGTCATTACCAGTTGAAAAAAGTCTTGATAAACCGTTCAATGAATTGAAGTTGATTAAAGCCATTTGAAGAATTTAATTAAAAATGATATTTGAACAAAAATATGAATATTTGCTTGAAATGTTTATTTTTGGTGAAACAATGATTCAAAATGACTGAAAAAATCACCAAAGAAGAACTGAAAAAGTTGTTGAAAAAACGTGAAAACGTGATCAAATCAAACAAAATTGTAAAAAAATGATAATTGATACAAAAAATCTTTCAATCAAGCAAATGGTTGAAAAAAAGAAAGAAATTATTGAATCAAAAAAGCAACTTCCAATTTTTTCTGAATCATTTTCATTGAAAAATCTTGATCATTCATCACCAGCTGGAATGAAAACAAAAGCACTTGGTGATTCAGATGATCCAAACAAATTGAAGGTTTCATTTATTGGAAACACTGCAATGTTCATGGATTCACACGGTGATGTTCTTTCAATTGGTTCATTTGATAAAACAATTCGTGAACGTGGTTCACTTGTTCCACACTTGGTTGATCATCAACAAAATCTTGCTGGTAAAATAGGCAAAACGCTGAAAGTTTATACTGAAATGGTTTCAGTTGCTGATTTTGGAATCAAAAGTGATGTTGGTGTCACACAAGCATTGATGATGGATTCAGAATTGCAAAAAGACTGGAATCCAAAGATATTTCAATTGTATAAAGATCAGGAAGTAAATCAGCATTCAATCGGAATGCAATATGTGAAACTTGAACTTGCAGTGAATGATGCAGAATTCAAGCAAGAATTTGAATTATGGAACAAAATATTTCCACAAATCATAAATAAAGAAAAAACAACATCACGTGGTTTCTTTTGGTATGTTACTGAAATCAAACTATTTGAAATTAGTGCAGTTTTGTTTGGTGCAAATGAATTAACACCAACAACATCAACTGGAAAAAGTGAAGATATTGATCAGCCGTTTATTGAAAACACTGATCAAGAAAATGATGATTCAGCCGTTAAAAAGAACACTGATGAAATCGAACAAAGAAAAAGAATATTATTAAATCATTATTAAAAAAGTCTTGAAAAAGCAAAAAAAGATGAAAAATTTATTTAAAATCGTGTTAACAATGGCAATTTTGTCATTTGCATACACCACCACGTTTGCAATGACTGCAAATGAAATGCTTGCTGGAAGTGTAACCGTTGGAATGGCAACATTTTCTGCAATTATGTATGTTTCACCAATTATCAAAAACATGGCTTTTACAGTTGTGTTAATTCCTGATTTCACTGTGAAATCTGCTGAAGAAAAAAGTGCATTATCAGTTGAAGAATTGGAAGTGTATCTTGAAAACAAAAAAAGATTTGAATCAGCAACATTAAAAGCTGAAATTCAAACACAAATTGCTGATGCAATCAAAGAAAATGTTGATTCAACAACTTTGAAAGCACTTGAAGCAAAGATGAACACATTGATTGAAGAAAATGATCATGTGATGCTTGAAATGAAGTCAATGAACGAAAAAATGAAAACTGAATCACCAGTTGGATTGAAAGCATTATTGATTGAAAAAGCAAATGATTTGAAAGCACTTGTTGTCAAAGGTGCTGGAAAACTTTCAATGGATATTGAAATGAAAGCATCACAAGTTCCATCTGATATTGGAAATAGAACTGATTTTGCACAAATGCTTGGTGGAGTTTCAGCAATTCCACATAAAAGAACGTATTTGAAAGATCGTATTCGTGTAGTTCCAACAAATCGTGAATATGTGAAATACACTGATCAAGCTACGGTTGTACGTGATGCACAAAATGTTGCACAATGTGCACCAATGACATCAACTACAAAATTAACTTGGACTACACTTGATTTGCAAACAAAGAAAGTGAAAGATTTCGTTGATATTTGTATTGATATGCTTGAAGATTATGACTTTGTTGATGGTGAAATCAGAAATTTACTTGAAACATCGGTTCAATTAAAAGCTGATAATGGTCTTTTATTGGATGATGGACTTGGTGCAAACTTGAATGGAATTGCTTCATATGCATCAACATTCAGTGCAATCAATCCAGTTGCTAACTATTCACTTCAAGTTCCAACACCAACTTTGATTGATTTAATTGTTGTAATGGGTGCACAAATAATGGCACTGGGTGAAGAAAATTTCTTCATGGCTGATACTGCATATGTGAATCCAAAAGATTACACATTAATGAAGTTATTGAAAGATCAAAATGATAATTATATTGGTGGTGGTTCAGTTGATCCACGTATTTTTCAAGATGTCAATGGTAGATTGTGGATTGATGGTACAATTTTAGTGATACCAAATCCACTTGTTCCAGCTGATGAAGCATATGTGTTTGATTCAATGCGTGCAACAATCTATCAAAGAAAAACTGCAACTGTTGAATTTTCATATGAAAACAATGACAACTTTGAAAATGATGTTGTGACTGTTAAAGTTTATGAAAGATTGAATTTACTTGTGAAAAACAATGATGCAAATGCATTCATGCACGCACCATCAATTGCTGGTGCAATCACTGCAATCACAAAACCATAATCAAATAAAAATCAAAACTGATCATCAAGATGAACAACTTGGTGATCAGTTTATAAAACATTTAGAATGTCAAGAATTGAAATTGAAATCACAAAAGAAAACAACGGTTTGAAAATAGGTCATAAAGCAACAATTGATGTGGTTTATGCAATGCGAATGGTTGAAAAAGGTTTTGCAAAATTTGTGAAATCTGATGATAAAAAATCAATTGAAAACCTTCAAAATGGTCTTTCAGGGAAACCAAAAAAGGAAAAAGCAACTGAAGAAACTGAAACAACTGAAAAAACTGAAGTTGTTAATGAAAAACCAGTTGTAAAAGCAAAGAAAGTGGTCAAAAAAACAACAAATAAAAAATAGTTAAATGTCATTGATTCTTCAAATATCTGATTTTTCTGCTGGTAGATTTAAGATTCCAACAACCACTTTTCAAGAAAGTGATTTGAATGACTTTATCACTAAATATGAAAATCAATATCTTGTTGAATTGCTTGGTGTTGAATTGTTTAATTTATTTGTTGCAGATTTGGTTGCTGGTGTTCCAGTTGATGCACGTTTTGTTGCAATTTTCGATGCATTTAATGATCAAGATGATTGTTTTTTGTGTCGTAGCGAAGGAATGAAGGAAATGATGAAAGCGTTTGTTTATTTTCATTATGTGCGTGATACGTACACAAGAAACACAACAAACGGTGTGAAACAACAAAAAGCTGAAAATTCAATTTCACTTGATGCGGTTTCAGGTGATTTAACCACAAGATTCAATGAAGGTGTCAATTCTTATTGGTGCATTCAAAGAAGAATGTGTGATGATTCTACATTATACCCTGAATTCAATGGTGTTAATCTTGAAAAAACATTGTTTATCTGATGAAAGATTTGACTGAAATAATCGGTGAAGTGATTGACAACATAAATTTGACGTTGAATGTTGAAAGTATTGTTGGAAACAAGATTTTCTTGTGTGAAACACTTCATTTGACTGTTTTGAAAATTGTTGAAGATTCAGTTGGAAATCAATACAAGATAATTGATTTTTTGAATGATGAATGGATTGAAGTTGAACCAATTGGTGCTTCACCTGATCCATTTGATGATTCAGTTGTCATTTGCCCTTCAATCACGTATTTATATGGAACACCATCAAGTGTAAACAATGAATATGTTGATTTGGATGCAGAAACAAGAAAAAAAACACCGTTCATTTGGTTGCTTGAAAATTATGATGAAGAATTTTTTGGTGCTGAATCAAGCATTGAAAGAAATTCATCAATCAGATGTTTCTTTATGGATGAAACTGATGAAGTAAAATGGACTAATTCAGAACATCACCGTTTGGTGATCCAGCCGATGCAAAATTTGACTGATGCATTTGTTTCATCAATCAAAAGTGATCCATTATTCAAAACTTTCAGCACTTATTCACAAAAACCACGTGTTCGGTTTGGTGTTTATGTTGAAAATAAAGGTAATGAATCAAAGATTTTTGATGAAGATTTAAGTGGTTGTGAATTAAAAGGTAACTTTGAAAGATATAAATGTTCAAAAAAATGTTAATTAATTATTTTATAAATACTAAATAAATCTCGAAAGAGTATTAAAAAAATGGGTTGTTCATGTACAACGGAATACGGCAACACTGGTTTGCCAATTAGAACTGTGATTGAAGGTGTTACACATTCATTCATGCTTATGCCAACTTACAAAGAAGATGGTGTGACTTTAAATAAAATTGATCTTTCATCACTTACACTTGGTGCTGATATTATTGCACTGACAAGTG